GTTTGCAGTAAGCGGCGCGGAAACCGATATCATCGTCCACGTTGGACCGCGGGTTGTTGCCGTCGAACGAGCCGAGGCCGACGGAGGGGCGGTTCCAGCCGCAACCAGAAAAGAAAGCGCGCTCCTCATCGATATTGCGGAACCAACAGGTATGACCTGCGCACAGATCGGAGCCGGAATAAGGCATCATACCCAACGCCTGAAGCAGCAGTTTTGCGTTTGCGCCAATGTCCGCACTGCAAGTGATGGAGCCAAACGTGCAGCTAGGCCAATCACCATCCGCATTTTTGTGGGTGATGGTCTTGGCCCACTGAAGTTTGCCGCTCACGATGTCGATCTTGACGGAGTTGGCGGTGGTGCCTTTTCCGTCCGGGGTGATAAAGCTACCATCCACGCAGCTGATAGCTTTCCACTCGGTCGAGGTCGGAGACTGGCTGTGTGCGCTGTCTGCGCCGTTATTGTTGACAAGGAACTGGATTTCGCCATACACAGAACGAACTGCGCCCATCCACTCCCATACGTTTCCAGTCAGACCAGAAATACCGCTGGGGCTGTTGTCATGGTACCATGTCAGCGGGCCAGTACCAGTTGCGACGCGACCAATCTTATCGCCACTCATATAGGTCGGGATAGCCTTATAGAACGACTCACTGTCGTGGCGACCATAGTTGTTGTTGCCTTTCGGAACGAAGCCGGCAGCCTCACACATGCGCTGAATCAAGCCCCACTCCATGCGGGTCATCAGGTGCCAGCCCTCGCCCTTAGCCTCGCAATACTGGCGTGCGTGGTCCATATCCAGCGATGCCGCAGGGTCAACGCCGCCAAGAGAGTATGCGCGGCCATCCTGCACGATGTTCTGGTACTTGGAGATGTAGATTGCGTCCACTTCCTGCCCGTTGACGATGAACGCCGGATGCACGGCGGCGGATTCGCCCATGCCCAGCTGCTTGTAGGTCATCTTCGGGATCTTCACCATGATGGACGGCATACCGGCGTTGTCGTAAATCAGCTCATTGCCGGGTGCAAGGCCAGTGACGGCCAGATTGGTCAGGTCAAAATTTGCAGCCATAGTAGTTACCTCCTATCAGTCGATGGCCCACAGGGTCAGAGTCACATTGTTCATGGAGAACGGAATCGGCTCTGCCGGGGTGCTGTTGCCCATGCGGGCGCCACCCTCGGCGTTCTCCTCGCCGTCTGCGGTCACTTCCTCAATGGGCTCCGGCTGGGTGTACTGGCGGGCAGGGATATCGATTTCTGCCACATAGCTGCGGCCGGCGGCTGCGCCGATGACCAGCTCGCCATAGCTGTCGTAGCACACATCGATGTGAATGTCACGGTCGTCCTCGCGCTTGGCGAGGTTGATGGTCAGGTCATCATCGAAGCAGATTTTGTTCTTGACGACCTCGTAGGGAATCTTGGTGCCGGAATTTTTCTCGATAACGGTCATTTCAGAGTACCTCCGATTGCGATGTATTTGATGGTGGCGGACTTTGCGGAGCCGTTGTAGGCCAGCTTGAAGCCGTTGACCAGCTTCTCACTGACCTCAATATCCCCGACAGGACCATCGGATTTGACCAGTTCGGTCATAACCAGATAGCTGGTGCTGCCCATGTTCTTGCCCAGCGACACGCTCTTTTTGGAGTTGTTGCAGGGATAGGTACGAGCATTGGTCAGGTCAACGCTGCCGGACACGATCTGCCACGAGTTATCGATAGTGGCCACAGTTTCGTTCAGCTGCCAGCCCTGCTGCCGAACGGTATTGAACATCATGCCGAAAGCGGCATAAATGTCCCATACGCCGTTTTCGATGTTATTGAAATGTGCCTGATCCTGCGGGGTGCCCTGCTGCATCACCTTGCCAGCGGGAGTGATGGCCCATGTTCCGTCATGGTTGTCGTTGATGACGTACAGACCGGGCTTGTCCGTTACATGGTCAAGCCATACCGTTTTTGCGTACACGGTCATTCCTCCTTTTTCTTCTCGGTAAAGGTAAAGTCGAACCAGTACAGAATACCAGTCTGACCTGTCGAGATTTTGATGTTTACGTCCTCGTGCGCCCAGACCTGATTGTCCGAGTTGAGCAGTTCCACACGGTTAACCGTAATCTCGCCCAGCCCGGTGATGGACACTCTGGCGCGGACAGTACCATCAGCCAGAATGTCGATGCCGGAAAGCGGAACGGTGTAGTAGGTCGAGCCGACACGGAAACGCGCACAGGCAATGCGCCGTTTGAGATAGCCCCGCAGGTCTGCGAAGCCAGCCGAATCAATCATGCTGCTACCTCCTTAAAAATTTATTCCCGGTGCGCTGCCGCACACCTTTGCGATGTAGGAAACGCCGAGGCCGGATTCCTCAGCAACAAGCCCTCCGCCTGATGTACCGCCGGATGTGGCGGTTGCCGGATGCAGACCAGCTGTCAGGTCGCCGGATGCCGGGGCCACGTATGTGCTGCTGCCGTCTGCGGTCTGCACAACAACATACCCCTCATCATCGAAGCCCTGCGTGGCCGTCTCCGGGTAGGTTCCAGCCAGTTTCTCCGGTGCATAGGCTCCACCATTGTCCACCGTCAAAACCTCGATTTCCGAGGCGGCAGTGTGCCCCTGTGTGGCTGTGGCCGGGAACGTGCCAGCATCAAGCTGCCCGGTGCGGGGATGAGCGTAGCTGCCGCCGAACTCATCCGTAACGATGACGATGTTCCCAGCGGAGATGCCGCCCTGTGTGGCCGTTTTGGGGAAAGTGCCGCAGCGGCGTACCGCATACACGATATAGCCGCTGCTGGTCACGATTTCGATGCCGAACGTGCTCTGGTAGTACACACCATCGTTGTGCGACCGCAGGCTCTTGTAGTAGCCGATGGCCCACAGCACGCGTTCGGTGCTGACGTAGGACGCATCGGAGCCGCTCATGTCCAGCATGACCCGGAAGTGGTACGGCTCGCCGCCATACTGCCACCATTCCTCCAGCCGGGAGCCGGGATAGATAGCCCGGATGCCCCGCAGCACAGCCCCGGCGGTTCCCCGGTGACGATGGATGTAGGGCGCGGACTTGATGGTGCGCCGCTTTGCAGCGAGGTCGTAGTCGTGGTCGTACCAGTCTACGGCGAAGTCCTTTGCCAAAATGTCCAGCAGATCTTCCGGCAGCTGGTCGATGCGCGTGTAGATTTGACCGAGGTTGATTTCATCCAACCGCTGCTCCAGCACGTTGGCAATGGAGTGCGCCAGAGCAACCATTTTCGGGTCTTTCTGGAGCGCAAGCGGGAAAGAATCCATCATCCGCTCGGCGGTCAGGCCGTTATTCATCCTCGTACCCTCCGCTCTTCACCGCGACCGTGCCCACCTTTGCTACCTGCGGCACCTTGTCGGAGGTCAGGTCAACGGACGGTTTGCCGTCTTCCAGCGGGGTGAATGCGGGCTGCTGCAAATCCACACGCTTGATGCCAACTTCCAGCAGCAGATACCGCAGCTTGTCCGGGTTGATATCCCGGCCCATCTTGCCGGACTGCCAGCCGATGTACTGCTGCACAGCCTCGTTTACGCGGGTTTGTGCATCCGCAGCAGAGATGTCTCCATCGCGAGTCAGGTAATAGGTCAGGTCGATGTTGTAGTTCACCACATCAGGATCACCAGAAATGACGTGGTCCGTCAGAGGCCGTACCTCATCGGCAGAGCAAACCTCCACCATCGCTTTCTTGGTTTCGTCCGGGGCAATGCTTCCGTCGTCCATGACGGCATACAGGCAGACGGTGCCGGGGCTTGGGCTGTTCGCCACCACATCGGCGATTTTGGTAGACACGCTCTTCGCGAAATACTTGTAGCTGCCAACAGGCCCTGCGCTGGACCACGCTGCCTGACTATCAAGCAGAAGCTGGTAGAACTCGTCATCGTCCGGGGCATCGCTGCCGTTTGCGCTGGCCGTGACGTTGGAGCAGCCAGAATAGTAGTCGTACACATCAACAATGGTGTTGATGTCGCCGACTGCAAAGTCGTTTCCGACAGTGCCGGAGGTCTGGCATACCACCGTAACGTCCGTATAGGTCGAACCGATAGGCACATATTCATCTGCCGTGGTTGCCCAATACAGCGAGGCGTTTGCGTCCGTGACGCGAGTGCCGGACGGGATGAGGATTGCACTCTGCCGTGCCTCGCTGATGTTGAAACGCATGGTGCAGGTTGCTGCGGTAGGCTGCGGACGCTGCTGCAAGTAGAACAGCTCCGCCAGCGCGTCCAGATTCTCGCCCTCTGCCCGGCTGGGCAGATTCTGGTTGTCAGCGTGGTTGTTGAGGGCACGCTCGTAGAGGATCGCGTCCTCAATCCACGAGATGAACAGCCGTTCCGGGCTGCCGGGGCGCACGGATGTGCCAAAAAACTGCTCATACCCCGAACAGAGCAGCGCATCCAGTTCGTCAACGTCGGTGCTGATGAACTGGTGGTCTGCGGTACTACGCATTGATGCTCACCTCCACAACGGGAAGCATCGTTCCGGGGTGGTCCTTGGAGGGTTTGAACGTAGTCCCCATATAGGTGGCTCTCGGTTCAAACCGTTCGATGGCTTCCTTGATGGCGGCGCAGAGCATAGGCTGCGCCACGTTTTCCGGGCGGTCAAGAATATCCGAGATGTCGATGCCAAACTCCCGGTAGCCCGGCACGGTGCCTTTCGGCGTGGATAGGATGACGGCGATGTTCTGCAGAACGCTGGCCACGGTATCCTGCTCGCCGAGGGAAATGGCGGTCAGGTCATTTGCCGACACCAGATAATTGCTCATAAAATCGCCTCACTCTCTCGGATATTCCAGTAAAGTGACGCTTGCAGTAATCCATGTCGGAACGCCGAAAGCGTCTGTGTGCTTGGTCTTGAATTTCACGGATTTGATGACCCACCGATAGCTGCCGAAGACTTCGTTGCCGAGGACAAACGGCAGCGTCGTGTGATTATCGACATACCCCTTCAGGATCTCGCGCTGCTTGCTTGGAGCCACACCAAGGTACGCCGAAAGTTCAATGTCGAACGTGATGGTGTCGGCATCCGTGCCCGTAAACTCGGCCAGAGCCTTGCCTTCGGCACGCTGATGGGTGGTGTATCTGGCAGACACGCTCTGCACCATGTCCTTGATGGTTTTGACGTAGCCATCGAACACGGCAAAGATAATGCCTCCAAGGCATCCAACAATCACGGATAAATCCCTCCCAACACGAAGCCGTCAGCGTTGAAGCACGGCAGGTACAGACAGATCACGATGTCATCAATGGCAGGCACCCACCACACCACATGGGACTTATGCTGGTGGTTTGTGGAGTTGTCCGCGCCCGTGACCTTTTCCTCCTCATCCCAAATCTGGCGGGTGCCGTTCTGGGTGTTGAGGATTTTCAGTTGATACGGAGACGGGTGCATAAACTGGTGATCGTGCAGCCCCGCTTCCTCGGTGTATACGATAGCCTTGTAGTGCTGCATCACAGGCAGCCAGCCGGAAGTAATCCCGGTGTCCTCGAACTTCACGCGCACAAGGCGTTTTTTCTTGTTCACATCGGTGACTTTCCCGATGCGAACATCGACGTTCATGTTCATCAGTAACCTCCCAGCGTATGGCGGCCAATGACTTGCGTGGTGTACCCACCAGAGCCAGATACTGTGTGCTTAGACTGCTTCACGATGTACTTCCCGGACCACGGACCGAAGCCCTCCGCATTGAACGTCAGGCCAGCCACCTTGCCGGGGTCGCCCGGAAAGGTGAAGCTCATTTGGCGTTCAAATTTGTTGTAGAGCCGGAGTTTCTTTGCAGCCAGTTCTTTTGCCTCTGCCTTGCTCGTGACAGGGGCGTAGACTTCCAGCTGCTGATTGGTCTTGCTCTTGGCATCGTAGTCCTTAACGTAGGCAATGCCCTCGATGGCCTTGCCATCAGGCCCAACGTAAGATACCCGGCAGGACGCATACTGTGTTCCAGCCTGACCGAGTGAATGACTATACTTGATATAGCTTTTGTCGCCCAGCGTGGTAGTCCACACAGCGTCCTTGCCCTCGTACTCCTGCTGGTCAAAGATGACGATTTTGCCATCAGTGCATTTCAGCGACAGCCCTGCATCGTGGCAAAGCTGCTGCAAAAAGTCGATGTCGGAGCAGCGGTACTGCTCCACACGCTTGTACTCAGGGTCTTTCTTTGCAAGAAACTGAGCCGCCATGCCGTTCTTGGATGCCATTTCATTGGCAATGCCGGACAGCTTGTACTTTTCCCAGCCTTTGCTCTGCTTGGTCTGCCGGATCTGGCTCGTGTAGGGCAGCCCAATGGCCTTGATGGTGATAATGCCGGGCGGTCCAGACGCAACCACGCTGTCCAGTTCAAAGGTTCCGCAGTCCAGTGCTTCATCTTTGCCATCACTGTGCCAGTTGCAGGCGGTGATGGTAGCCCGGATTTTCAAGCTTTCTTCTCCGCTGCCGGAGGAGGAGCCGGAAGAGCCGCTGCCAGACTTGCCGGAGATCTCGCTGGCATCCACCCAGCCGTAGACGCGAGATGTGCCATCGGTGTGGATGACGTGGTACGGATGAAGCGCGCCCTGCTTGATGATGGTGATCTTGGCAGGTCCAGCCTTTGGGTTGCCATTTGCCTTTTTATCAGTGGATGCCTTATAGTGCGGACCGCCAAGGAACTGCACCACATCGCCGACCTTGTAGCCATCGGAAGATGCAGCCGATACATCGCCGTCTATCATCTTCTGGAGCCAGTCGGTCATCCAGACACCCTCACGGTCTTGGAGTTTGATTTGCAGGTCATCGCTGGCGTCTTCCTCGTTGTCCGTAAAGGACAGGGAGAGCAGGTAAGGAGCAATGCTGCTGGTAATATCCACACCGTCAAACTCCACCGTACACTCGGCATGGCGGGCAGTATTTTCATCGCTCATGTGACCACCTTCTTCCACGGCGGCAGGGTCGAACTGGTCTTGGTTTCGATTTCCGGGAGCGTCAAAACGATTCCGGCAGGAAACTCAAAATAGTTCAGATACTGCGAGTTCGCAGCCATCAGGCGGGGCGCAAGGGCGCAGCTGCCGAGCTGCGTGTATGCCACGCTGTCCCAGCGGTCGCTCTGCACGGTGGTGTAGGTTTTGCTCATGCGTAACCCCTCCTGAAATTATCGGTGTCGTTGTCGCTCACGATTTCCAGCACAGCTTCCCGGAGGTCGTCATTCTGGGCGTTCAGGACGCTTCGCAGTTCATCCGTATCTCGAATACCGTAGATGTGGTAAACAGGCGCAACGGTGATAGGAGCCGCGCTGCTGGTGTTGGAGCCACCAGATGCAAAGCCGCCGGGCAGCTGCACTTCCGTAACGGAGCGGGTTTCGCCGCCGTTGAAGTAGACCGAGTTGCCGCCATTGACAGTTTCTACATATCGGTTGTACTCTTCACGCAGAGTCTGGGCTTCCTGCTCCTCACGGATGGCATCCCGGACGGCAGACAGGTCAATCGCATTTGTGCTGGTGATCTGTTCCAGCTGCCGCGCCTCGTTGAACGCTGCGCGGGTTTCCGGCGCGGTCAGCACGGTTTCGCCGCCGTTGAAGTAGACCAGCTCTGGGCCGTTCTCGCCAACGATGGCAAAGCCCGGCGCAGCGGATTCCGTGCCGACTGCATAGCCGGGGATGTTTCCGTTCTTCTGGTCGATGTTGTAACGCTTATTCGCCCCGGCCAGCGCATCAGAGGCAGCGTTCGCCACCTTTTCGTATGCCTCCTTGACACGAGGCATCATGCCCTCTGCGCCATCGATAAAGCCCTGAACGGTGGACTGTGCGCTCTTCATGGCCTCGTCGTTCAAGTCCATGTCGGCCACACTGTCGGCTACGTTCTGCGCGATCTCGTCCATGGCATTGCTCATGCCGGTTTCAAGGTCGGCCATGCTCTCGCTGGTGGTTTTCTGCGCCTCCTGCAAGGAGCGGTAATTCTCGACCATCTTTGCGAGGTCGGAATCTGATGCAGCAGCCATGCCGGCGATAGCGTTCACGGAATCCTTGCTGCCATCGGCGAAGCTGGCGATAACGTCGCTCAAACCGTCAATGTCAGCAGCGCGCTCGGTCAGGTTTTCGAGGTTCTGGTTGTAGTTGTCCCAGTAGGTGATCTGGCTTTCCAGCGCGGAGTTTATGCTGGATGCAGAGGTGGCGACGACCTTCTCAGCGGTATCCCACAGGTCGTACTGCTTACTGATGCTGTCATAGGCCGCATTGTAAGCGTCCGTGTATGCCGAAACGAGTTCCTGAATCTCCGCCTCGGCACTGTTGATAACATCGGTGACGGCCTGCTCCTGTGCAGCCACATCGTTTGCGCTGTTGGCGGCATCCTGCTGCGCTGCGTTCAGGGAATCGACTGCATCCTTGGCTTCCTGATACTCGGCCTCAGCTGCATCGATGGCTTCCTGATCCTTCTCCACGGCCTCGGTGTAGTTTTCGACTTCATGCTGGGCAGTGGCGAGGTCTTCCGAGTAGCCCATGTACTCGGTGCGCAGCTGCTGCACATCCTCGCCCATGGAACGCCAAGGAATATCCTGGACTGTGCCATAAGTGGACTTGAATTGTTCGTCCGTCATGCCGAGCGTGGAAAGCAACTTGCTATAGGTTGCGTCCATGCCGGCATTAGATTTTTCGACCCTTGCCTGTGCAGCAGCCAGCTTCGCTTCATTCGCCGCACTTTCGACCAGCACATCGTTGTACTGCTCGTAGATTCCGTTCAGGTACTCTTGCCGAGCCTGCGCTTTTACATCGTCCGCATAAGCATTCGCGTGCTGGCGCAGAGCTTCTGTGCCTCCCTTGATGGAATCCGTTTCAAGGTCAATATCATCAGCCAGACTGGGCACCAGTGCAGACAGACGGGCAAGGGTATCGTGATACTCAGCGTTCCCGGCAGTATTGCCGTTGGTGGCAGCTTCGATGGCCTCCAACTTGCTGATGTACTGGTCCGCGACACTGGCAGTGGCTTCCATGTTGGACAGCGTGGAATGGTAGGTGTCGCTGACCTCGTCCATGCTACTGCCCATATCGCGGGCTGCGCTGGTCAGTTCTCGCACATGCGGGACACCATCGTCTGCTGCGCCGGAAATTCCACCGATTACGGCAGCGAGAGCCGTTCCTGCAATGACAACGCCCGCAAGAACAGGAGCCGTCACTCCGAGGGATGCAGAGAACAGGCCCATAGCTGCGCTGCCAATTTTTATTGCCGCAGATGCGGCAGTCATAACGCCAAGGAACCCTCCAAGAGCGACAGTTCCGGCTGCAACCGCCTTGACTACACCGGGATGTTCCTCAACGAAGCCCTGCATCCAGCCCAGAACTTTAGCCCCGACATCGTACAGCTTGGACAAAGTCGGGGTCAAATCCTCGCCGATGGCGATTTTCAGGCCGTCAGCGGCGGACTGCATCAGCACCAGCCTGCCGTTCATGTTGTCGAGCATGGTGCCCGCCATCTTGTCGGCAGACCCGGCGCAGTTGTTCAGGGCTGCGGTGTAGTCTGAGAACGACTGCCCGCCCTCGGCGGCGGCCTCACTGCATCCGGCCATGATGGTTTGCAGCTTGGAATACTGGTTCGTGCCAGCGATGGTCTTGGCAAGGTTGGCCTGCTCTTGGTCGGTCAGGTCGCCCCAGACCCCGGCAATCCCAGTAAGGATGCTGGACAGGGACTGCATATTGCCCTGTGCATCGTAGATGTTCACGCCATAGTTCGCCAGTTCGTCACCGCACTTTTTCGTGTTGGTGGCAAGGCGGGTGAAGATGGCGTTAAGGGCTGTACCGGCCTCGCCGCCCTTAACACCGGCATTGGCCATGGTAGCCAGAACTGCGGTAGTTTCCTCGACAGAGTAGCCAAGGGAGGTGGCGGTAGATGCACACGCCTTGTATGCCTCACCCAGCTGGATCACGTCCGTGTTGGAGTGAGCCATAGCGTAGGCCATCACATCGACAAAGTGAGTGGTGTCGGAGGCTTTCAGGCCAAAGGCGGTCAGATAGTCTGTGACAATATCAGACGCCTGTGCCAAGTCCATATTGGCGGCAGCAGCCAGATTCAGCACCGGGCTGATGCCCTCCAGCATAGACTGGGTGTTCCAGCCTGCCAGAGCCATGTAAGACAAAGCGTCCGCCGATTCACCAGCTGTGAACTTGGTGGTTGCGCCCATCTCCTTGGCCTTGTCGGACAGAGATTCCAGTTCATCGCCGGATGCGCCGGACAGGGCTTCGACGTTGCTCATGGATGCTTCAAAATCACCTGCGGTGTTGATGCAGTCCATGTATGCGTCTTTGATTTCGTCGAGGGCTTTTGCGATGCCGGCCGTGGCAAGCACAGATTCAACGGTATCGAGGGCTTCGACAGATTTCTCGCCGAAGCCCTTTGCGCCCTCTCCAGCCTCGTCCATGGTCTTTTTGAGGTCAACCTGCTGGTCTTTCAGCTTATCGACCTCGGTTTCCAGCCGAGTGGTTTCTGCTGTCAGCTGCGTGGTGTCCACGCCAGCTTCCCGCAGAGTGTTCCCGGTGGCAGCCAGCCGCTGCTCATAGGTGTGCAGGGAGGTCGTGGTCTTATCAATCTGCGCCTGCTTGGAAATCAGCTTGTTTTCCAGTGCAGAGGAATAGCCCTCGGTCTCCTGAATCTCTTTCTGGATGTTATCGTACTGCTGCTGCAAGACGGCCAGCCGCTGCTTGGTGGAGTCAACGGCCTGCTGCTGCTTCTGGTACGCGGTTATGTCGGACTGTACCTTGTTCAGTTGCTGGATGCGGTTCTGTGTCTCCACAAGAGCCGACTGCGCAGCCTTGAAGGTGCTGGAGAAGTTGCTGTTCTGTTTGGCGGACAGGTTGAACAGCAACTCCCATTCTTTTCGAGCCACTACTTCGCCTTTCTCGCCTTTTCGCGCTCGGCAACAATGGCATTGTTGGTATCAATCCATTGCCGCAGTTGATACAGAGGCATTGCAAGCCAGTATGGTGCAGGGGTGTTGTTGCCCTGCGCCATCAGAAGGGCTTGCCGCCGCAGCCACTCTCCACCATCATCAGTTACACATCCGACAGCATCAAAAAATTTCTTGCTTTGGTGCGGATGGTGTTGTAATCCCGAATGCTCATTGCGCCGATAACGTCAACGCCGATGGGCTGCGTACACGCCCGGCAGGCCATCCGAATCAGATAGCCCGCACTCATGCTCGGCACGACAACCGGCTGGCGCAGAGCGGACATCTCGGCCTCGATTGCAAACGAATCATTGCCAGTCAGCTTGCCGAAGTCAAACGTCAGGGTGTCGTACTTCTTGCCCTCGTACTCAAACGGCTGGATAAGCTTGTGGACGTACACATAAGGGTCGGTGGCAGCTTTGTTCGCAGCGGCGATGGCTGCATCGTACTCCTTATCGCTGATGGTGGTGTTCATAGCGGCTGCTCCTTTCGCAGTTAAAAAATAGGCCGGAGCCGCAAAATGCGGCTCCGGCATAACGATTGGCTCTGATTACTTGCCCAGTGCCTTGCGGACAGCTGCCAGATAATCCGTGCCGTTGATGTAGCAGATGAAGTTCAGCGGGTCCAGTTCGCGGACTTTCTTGCCTTCGAGGTACGTTGCCCAGTAACGAACAGCATACTCACCGGAGCCGTTGGCGGGGGTCGCCGGAGCGATAGTGCCGCTCTTGGTGGACTTCGGAATAACGACAAGAACGTGCTTTTCAGAACGAGCATCAATAGTGCCATTGATGGGATCCTCATACTGAACGGGAACACGCAGATCGATCTGGTGGCGGCGAATCTCGGACAGCTTGATGGACTGTGCCGTAGTGGTGCGAAATTCCAGACCAAGGGTCATTGCTTCGAGATGACCCAAAATAACGGCATCAATGTTGCCGCCGATACCGGCGCCGGAGATGGACTGCGTCAGAAAAGTCACATCAGGCAGTGTAACTTTTGCCATTCCCGCATACTCAATGCTGTCTTCATAGACAGCAAAATTGATAATGCTCTGATCGATTGCCATAGTAGTACCTCCTCTTTAGGACTGGAGTGCGCTGGTCACATAGTCAGCGTCATACTCCAGCACGAAGTCGATTTCCTGCGCCGGAGAGGGCGGGGTCATGTAGACGTGCAGCTTGATTTTGCCAGCCATCAGGCTGGTCAGGGGGTTCTCGCTTTCCAGCATCTCAACGCGGGCACCCAGCAGGTAGCCTGCGCCAACCAGACCATTCAGCCAGACGCTTGCGCTGTCCACAATGGTGTCGATCAGGCGGCGGTTCATCGGCTTGTCCAGCTTAGACCAGAAAGTCTTGATGAGCGTGTTGGAAACATAGTCGAACATCCGGCTGATGGGGATGAAGTAGTCCTTCACATCAGTGGACTTGGGGTAGCAGCCAGTGTGGTTGCCCCATGCGGTCCAGCTGCCCATGAAGTTCAGGAACGTGCAGATGCCAGCGGCATCGACCACGTTTGCCTGATTGTAGGTCAGGTTGATGGCTGCACCGTCATCATCGCACAGGCCGTCGATGTGGACGGTCTTGTTGGAAGGGCTCTCGTAGGGGATGCCGCCATTTTTGGTGTCGGTCTCCGCAAGGCAGCCCGCCATGATGGTAGAGCCGTGGAACTTCTTTTCGCCCAGAGTGCCGTTAGGCCAGCACAGAATGGACTTCTGGTCGTAAGTACCAGCGTTCTTGGCCTGCACTGCGGCAGTATAGGTCTTTGCGGAAATATCCACCAGAGCCTTGCCAGAGAACATACCGTTGATGGAGCCCGCCTTTGCAGCCAGCGCAGCAGCAACGGTAGCCTCCTTGGAGAAGCCGGGTGCCATAATCAGGTCAGGCACAATGCCGAACATCGTCAGGCAAGCCTCGACCTGCTCCACGGCAGCTGCCACAGCCTCGGCCTCGGCGTTTTCTGCGAGCGGCAGGAAAATGACCGGCTGGCAGGCACACAGCTTGAAGTGATAGCACATCACCTCGCAAACGGTGAACTTTGCCCAGTCGTTGTCATAGCCCAGCTGTTCCTCCGCTTCGGTGTAGCTGGTGCACAGCACAGGGGTGCCAGCGGTTGCAGCGGTGCCAGTTGCCTTGGACAGCGGTGCAGTACCGATGACAAAGGGGATGCCGCAGGTTGCGACGTTCGGGGTCGCCACGGCGGTGTCGGCGCGGCTGACGTTAATACCATGATCTGCCATAGTATGTAATCCTCCTTACTTGGATTTGGCGAGCATCCGGGCATACGCAAGGATGGCCTCGCCGCGTGCTTTTGCCTTTTCAGGCGTGGTGTTCAGTTCGGCCACATCGATGATGAAGTCGGCCACGCCGGGATATTTCTCGGTGGCAATCTTCACATCGTCACGGTTCACAGCCTCCGCAGCAGCGCAGGGGTAAATCGTGTTCTTCTGGATATAGCCCAGAATAGACGGACCGACGTAAATGGAAACGCCGGGCTTGCTCTGCGCAGGCTCGGCGTTCACGGTGGTTTCGGCGGGCTGTTCCGCCGCGGTCTTTTTTACCGCCATAATTTAATATCCTCCGTTTGCTGCACGGTCGGCAGCTTCCAGTGGGTAATCATCTCTCCGGCATAATACGGCTTGGTTTCCTCATCGTAAGGAACGCTTTCCAGCTTATGACCGGGAGACAGGACGAGCGTAAACTGGTACCGGTGCTTTCCATCAGTGCCAGTGCCGCCTACCTTGCGGACTTTGAGCAATTCCACGCGAAACCGCTCCATCATGTTCAGGAGAGCGAGATCTCCCTCCTGTTCATCCGGGTTGTAGCAGCAAAAGATAGAGCGCACAGAAACTACCGTGCGCTCCTCGCTGCCGGGCTGCTGCTCCGTTTCCAGCGGAATGACCCGATGGATGATGTACGGGGCTTTCTTCTTGGCTGAACGGCTGTCAGGCAACCGCATCAGATAGACTTCCGGGGCACGGTAGGCCTGTTCGGTATCGCCCTGCTGCATAGCCACCGGGAGAATCATATCGGCCATGATTTTCTCGGTAAACGCTTTCAGCTGCTCAAGCAAAACAACACTGGTCATATCAGACACCCCATCCGTTCAAAATTCGCGTGATTTCATGCTCAATGCGCTCCTCGTAAGTGGATGCCATTTTCTCCTCGATGGAGTCCATGACATTCTCGTTGGAGTACATCATCTGCGGGGTGGCAGGGCCAAACAGTTCCTTGACCGGGAACCGTTTTTCTCCTTGCCGCTCATAGATGCCATAGTGAGAGCCCATCTTCGCCTCGAAAGCGTGGTCCAGTGCCTGTCTTGCGCCGGACTTCTTCACGCGAGTTACCACGCGGCCGCTGCGGTCCACCTTGGTATCGAAAACTCTAAGGGGGATGACGCTGCCACGGTAGCCGAAGTTGATAGAAACCTCGCCATTGCTGCCCCGCTGGATGTTGTTGATATTCTTTGTGCGGTTGGAAAATTCACTGCTGCTGATGGCATACTCCTGCGTGACTGCCCGTTTCGCCACCGTTTTTCCGGCGGCAGCGGCGCGAGCCAGCGCAGATCCTACAGCACGATTGGCGCCTCCGGGAATTCCGGCGAGGAGGGCAGACACCCGGTCAAATCCTTCCTCTGCAATGTCAACGGTGATGCCAGCAGCTACGCTGTGCATCATGGTGTCCGTTGTCACATCACTCATTCGTCAATCGCCTCCAGTTCCACCCGCAGCATCCCCATCTCGCAGACAGAGGATGCCACATAGTAGTTTCGGACGAATCCATCCTCATCAATGCCCAGCTTGCAATCCTTCTCAGGCTGCTTTCCGCCGAGGGCCGCAATATCGCAGTGCAGTACCCGGCTGACCCGGTACAGACCCTGCGCATGGTCGCTGATGGCCTGGCGTACACGTTCCTTTTCAGAGAGGCCTGTCAAAACCAGAGGAACGTCAGGGTATTCCTCTCCATCATAGTAGACCGTGTGCGTTTCGGCGAACTCATCCAGATTCAGAAAGACGCTGTTCAGGTCTTCCTGCACAGCGTCTTTAAAGGCACTCACGCCGTGGGCATCGCAGCTGCCAGTTCAGGACCGTCGGTGCACTCGTCACCGGGCACAACGTCCTCGGCGCAGATAGCCTGAATGAGTGCGTCCTTGGTCTTGAGCTGCTTGGTGTCGATGCCCATATCCGCGGCCAGCTTTTTCAGGTTGACAACGGTCATATCGTGCAGCTGGTCGGGATCGAGGTGCGCCGTCTCAGAGCCGTTCTGTGAGGCTTCGGCTGCGGGGGTGTCGTTACTTTCCGCAGCTGCCGGAGCCTCCGCAGGGGCGGTTTCCGGGGCGGTGGGCGCAGAAAACGCGAATTTCGCCACACCCAGCCCGATAAGGCGGGCTGCTTCGGCATCGCTGACCTCACACCGCTCGCCGCGCGAAACAGTGTGAACACCTGTCTTGGTGGGGCAGCCGTAGCCGCCGCAAAGAATTTCAACAATCATCGGTGTACTCCTTTCAGGCCGGGCTTAACCGACCACGTTCTTAGCGCGAATCCAAGGGATGTAGTTCTTGGGCGCAGCCAGCGGGCGGGTCTTCAGGCTCATCTTACGCACATCGTTCTCCTGATCGATGCTGAACTTGGGAACGCGGCGGGCGGCGATGGTGGAGTGCTGGGTATCGCCGTAGTTGATCTGAGTGATAGCACCATACATCAGGTGACCGCAGGCCGGAGCCGTAATCAGCGCATCGGTCTTCGGGAAGTAACGCTGCTCTGCGTTGGCGGTGTCGACGTAGGTTTCGTCCACGGAGATGAGGTTCAGCTTATAGCCGCGGAAGTTGAGGGTGCCGCCGTAGGTGACGCCATCGTATGCGCTCAGTTCCTGCTCGATTTTGCCGACGATGATGCCGGAGTTCTTATCCAGCAGACGCTGAACCTTTTCCATGTTCAGGACGGCATCGTACACATCGGCACCCAGCAGCAGGTCAACGGCGCGCAGGCCGCGCTTGGACAGCAGACGGCACATGGCAGGAACATCGCCGAAGAAGTCGCCGGTATCCTCAGACCACTTGTGTGCCACAGTGTACAGGTGGTCATTCTCGTGGCCGGGGTTGTAGAACTTCACGACCTTGGCCTCGCCCTTGGTCTGGTTGTCGATCATCTCCTGCATGGTGCAGCCGTTCTCCAGCATGGTCTGTGCGCACATCCACTCCTCGGTGCGGATGATGCGGTTGTCCATGTCCACGAGGTCGTTCTGAACCAGCCTTGCGGCACGCTGGGCGGGAGAACTGTTGGCGTAGATGGCCTCGCCGAAGCCACGCTTGGTCAGGTCATCGGCGGACAGTTCGCGGCTCACGCCGATAGCAGCAGGCTCGAACTCGTGGATCTCGTAGCCCGTGCGCTCCATCGGGATTGCACCGACACGAGGACCAACGAACGCGGCTATCTTGCGGTCACCATCCATGTACTCGGTCAGAACCTTGTCGGAGTTGAAGATATCGCCGTCATCGGTGCCGAAGTAGCGGTCGCGGAAGAAGGTCTGTCTGGGAACGGCGCGCCGCTGCACAGCCATCAGAGTGTAGGTATCGAAAAAATTCAGTTCAGCAGGCATTGTTATATCCTCCTTACAGTGCGGGTGCAGCGGCCTTGAAGACGATGCCGCCGTTGCGCAGGGCATCCTTGTCGGCCTCGGTCATGGTGTAGCTGTTGGCCACGGTAACCTTGTTGGAGTTGAAGCAGCCCATCAGGTACACCGGAGCAATCACATCGTCAGTGGTGCCAACGGCCACGTCATCACACAGGATGCAGTAAGCGGTAAGCACCTCATTACTGGCAGCAGCGGTGCCCAGCACGACCAGCTTGTTATCGCCAGCAGTGCCGCCGGACTTAGCCAGAACGGTGCCGCGCTTGATGGTATCGGCCTTGGACAGCTTGCGGATGGTGCCGCCGCTGACAACCAGCTTGGGGTTGATGTCGGCAATCAGACCATCAAATTCCATGGTGCCGAGAGATTTGCTCAGTTCGCTCATAGTAGTGTTCCTCCTCACTTCTTGTCGTCATCGAGCAGCTCGGCGACGGCTGCTTCGGCAGCAGCCATGCGCTCGGCCTGCGTCTTGGGCACATTGCCCTTTGCATCGGGCAGAGATTCCGGGCTGCCAGATGCAGACGCGCCCGGAACAGCCTCCACGTTCTGTGCACCAGATGCGGAGTTGTCCGCTGCCAGATTCTTCAGGAACTCGTGACCCTGCGCAGCAGCAGCCTTGGCGGCGCGGAATGCCAGCTCGCGAGCATCGCAAGCGGTCTCGCCGTACTTAGCCTCCTGCACCAGAGCGGAGTCAAACAGGCTTGCCACCGAATCGATTTCGGCCAGACGGTTGCGCTCCGCGCTCACGGCTGCGTCAACTGCGGCCTGCGGGTTTTCCGCTGCGGTGGTTGCAGGGGTGGGATTTGCATTGTTTGCCATAGTGGATTGTCCTCCTTCGTTGGACTGGGCGGCGGGTGCCGCCGGTGTATTTGCAGCAGCGGCAGCAGGTGCAGCCGCTTTAGCCATAGGGATGTTGTCGGGCAGCTTTACGCCTGGCATCAGGCGCAGGGCGTGACCATTTGCATAGATGGTCTGACGGTCTGCGCTTGCGGAGATTGCAACGGGTTCAGCATCATCCAGCAGCTCATTGGCAAAGCCCTTTTCTACGGCCTCTTTGCCCGTCATATAGGTGGTGTCGGCCATCATGTGCAGCAGCACGGTTTCAGACAGGCCGGTCTTGCGCTTATAGATGCTGACCTGCGACTTGTCCCACGCATCGTTGGCATCGGCAGCCTTGCGCAGTTCATCTGCGTTGTATGCGCCAAGAACAAAACTCCAGCATTTGTGAATCATCACGAGGCTGGACGGATTTACGCGGACGGTATCGCAGGCGCACATGATAAGGCTGCCGCCACTCATTGCCACACCGTCCACGATACAGACCAGCTTGGTGCCTTTGGCCGCCAGCTCACGGAGCCGATTGTGAATCAGGATGGAAACGCCTGCATCGCCGCCCAAACTGTCCATGCGGATGGTGATTTGTGAACACCCCTCAATCTGTGCCAAGTCGTTCAGAAACTCACTCTCAACGATGTACTGACCGGGAATCGGTTCATTGGTCCATCTGTCGATGGGCTGTTTTTCCACGATATCGCCGTACATGGTAATGTCGGCGGTCTGGCCGTCAGTGCTGGCCATTGCGTAACAAGGCCGCTGGATGTTCACCTGCGGTGCGTTATTTGGTTTGGGCATTTTGCTTACCTCCCTGTGTCGTAATGCTGGCGGTGGTCTCGATTACGCCCTCGTTGCCAGCGGCTTTCAGCAGCTCGTTTTCACGAGCCAGCTGTTCAGCGTTTTCTTCCCAGTCTCCGCCGCCCATCTCGCGGGTGACCTGCTCATGGGTGCGGAAACCGTGGTGAGTCTGGAGAATTGCTGCCTCGACCTCTTTCTGCGGGTCAAGACTACCCTGAACAGGGCCAATCCAGCGGGCACCGCACCACGCTGCGCGGAGCAACGGGTCATCAAAAAAGCCCGGAGCGATTACTCGCCCACGGGCTACGGCCTCCGCCAGCCAGATTTCATACGCAGGCTGGCAGAAGCTGTCCACCAACCATGTGCGGCGCATCTTGAACGCCTCCCATGCCTCCAGCAGGGCGGCACGGCTTGCCGAATAGCTGGCGTTGAACTCTTTCAGCAGCAGTTCGTACGGCATCTCAATGGCGCCGCCCATCAGCTTACACAGCGTTTTGACGAACGTATCGAAGCCAGCGGTCGGAACATTCGGGCTTCCGAACTTGATGTCCTCGTCCTTGTCGAGGTGGAACACCTGACCGGGGCTCATCTCGTACTCGTTCTCGCTATGGCTGGCATTATCGGTCTGCGGGTTGTCAACAGGAACGCCGCCGAGGTCGCCACCACCCACTTCGTTGAACGGAATTGCACTCTTGGGCGTTTGCGACACAATCCACGCTGTGAAGTAGCTCTGGACCAGTGCTGCAATCAGTTCCGATTCGGTGTATCTGCGCAGCTGGAGCAGCGGTTCGATGATGGGCGCAATGAGCGGAACGCCGCGGTACTGGTCCGGGCGTTCCGATTCCATGATGTGCAGGATCTGGGGCAGCCCGGTTTTATCGCCAGCCACTTCCACCCGCTGCCACGTGGTTGTATCGTTCTTCCACTCGTGCGGGTAGGTGTTGCGCACCCAGTAGGCCACGATTGCACCGCTGCTGTCCACTTCCACGCCGTCATAGATTTTATTGCCGTTGCTGGGGTTCTTGCCCTCGGTGTAGCCCAGACCGTCCAGCAGGCCGCCGCACTTGTCCGGGGTGGACACTCGGTCGGCCTCCACCAGATGCAGCCGCAGGCCATAGGGATGCAGCTTGTCCGGGTTGCGGATTTTCACAACGGCGAACACATCGCCGCTCATGAGCCAGCTTTTCAAGGCCAGCTGCTGCAAGCCGTAGAAGTTGTTCAGCCCCATGGCATCGCAGCTGCGGCGGTTCTCTGCCCAAAGCCGGAACTCTGCCTCGGTCTTGGCCTGCCACTCTTTGGCTGCCTCCGGGGAAAGTCCCAGCACATCCCTGTCAACAGTAGCTTTCAGGGTCAGGCCAGTGCCGACCACCTTTGTGCGGTTGGTGTTGATGGCACTCGTGGCAATCGGTGCGCTCATGTAGAGCATCCGGCTGCGCTGACGCAGGGTGTCGGCGTTGTCGTGTATATCGCTGCTCGGCGAGTTGCTGTTGGGGAAGAATGCCCGCAGCGCGCGCCGCTTGTAGGATGCGCCCGCTTCGCTGTATCCGCTGGCTTGCGGTGCAGCAGTGACGCGGTATCTGACGCTCAAAAGTAATCGCCTCCGTAAATTTCAAACTAAGCGGGCTGGCTGGGGAAAGGAGTAAAAAGCAGCCAGCCCGCGGCAAAAGCCCAGATGGGCTGTTACCCTAAAAAATTACCAATCGCGCGGAATAACGGCAAATGCCTTGCGGGCACTCTGGCCGTTCAGCAGCGCAGTCAGTTCATCGACTTTTTCCTCAGCATCCTTGATTTCATCGCTCAATTTGCCGAGGTCGAGGCGTGTAAGTTCCCGGTCATCAAGACGGTAGCTTTTCACGCCGCCGGAAAGCAGCTTGCTGTAGGCCAAATACAGTTTGTCAAGCCGCTGCGTGTGGAACTCCAGCCGCTTTTTGATGGTCACGGTATCCATACCTCACACCTCACCAGTCATCTAAAAGTTTCTCCCGCTTCCTGCCGGTTGGCTGGGAGCGGGAGATGGGTTGTTGAATATTTACCGCTGCCGGGGTGTCGACTGCCTTGCCACGCAGCTGTTTCAGCCTGCGGTCAATGGCATCGAGATCTTTCGGCAGCACCTTGAAAGCCGCCAGAGCGTAGTTTCTACAGTCCAGCGCCTCGTTGCGCTCATGGCCGGAGATTTTCTCCCACTGCCACGGATTGCGATGGCCATCCTTGTACACCAAATGCTCAGACAGCAGGCCATTAAAATAGCCAAGGCCGTAATCATCCCGGCGCGGGAAGTGGCAGTACCTGGCACCCGGCTCCTGCACTTTCAAATCGTCCATGATGATTTGCTTGCCGGAGTCAACGCCCAACTGGTACTGCCAGCACATCCCGATGTAGCGGTTCTGCACCGTGATTTTTTGCTGCTTCGGAGGGCTGGTAAACGGCCTATCAGAGCCAGGAAAACCCTTGATGCAGAAAACCTTTTTGCCTATGCGGTCATGGCACCGCTGGCGTATTTCTTGGGTGAAATGACCGCCCTCGTCCACAAATTTGATGGACACAGGCAGTTCCACGCCATCAGCAAATTTCAGCTTGCGGTCAAACACCAGTTCGTCCAGCTGCTGCCAGACTTCATCGCTGTCAGGTCTGCCGCTGACGATGCCCTTTTCGATGCCCCATGTTTCCCCGAAGTGGCCGAAGCCCACGATCTCGTACTCCATGCGGTCATCCTGCGTGTCAACGCCAGCAGTCAGCACCAGAACACCCTCCGGCAGTTCTGCGGGATATTCCTCCCTGCGGCCCAGCATGGTATCCTCGTCCTGCACATCGCCACGGTCTTCCCAAAGTAGTCCAAGGCGGGTGTTGTAGACAACCTGCATCTTCTTGGTATCGCCCAAGGCGTTCAGGTATTTCAGTACGGTGTCTTTCCATGCCGCCCATTGGCTGACGAAGCTGTTCAGCCAGAAGCTGCGGATGCCGTTCTCATAGGCTGCCGGGTTTTCGGCCTGCCAGTGAGCGGGTGCCCGCTTCATGGTCACCTCGTCCGAAATGCAGCCGCACTCCGGGCAGAGATACCACACGTCCTTGACCTTGTAGGTTTTCTCGCCGTGGGTCTCAATGGTGTCGTAATCGTATCGAATATCTTCCCAGCGCAGTTCGTGGAAGTCCTTGCAGTGCGGGCACTGGGATACCCAGCGTTCCATTGTGCCCTTGACGTAGGACTTGGCAATGGCACTGTGTCCCTTGATGGTGGGGGTACTGACCTCCACAGCCTTTGCATTATAAAACGTGGTCTGTCTGGCCATTGCCAGTTCCCAAGGGTCGCCCTCAGTGCCGGCACTCGTAGCCCAGCGGTCACGTTCATCGCCCAGCACATAGCGGATGGGTTTCGATGCCAGAGCGTGAGCCTCTGTTGAGCCGCACATGGTCAGGATGCCGCCGGGGTAGCTCTTTTGCAGAATGGTGTTTCCGCTGTCTCGGCTCTTGCTCTCTGCCACCTTTGCCCGCAGGGTAGGGCAATCTCGTATCATGGGAGCGATACGCAGCTTGCTATACTCCTTGGCATCAGTCTGAACTGGGTGGATAAAAAGGATAGATCCGGGGTCAACGTCAATCGTTCTGCCGATGACGTTGTTTTCAAATTCGCTCTTGCCGACCTGCGAGGACGCTACGACAACGATGTGATGGACGCGAGGGTCAGAGTATGCGTCCATAATTTCCACCAGATAGGGCGTTCTGCTGTTGCGCCAGCGGCCTTGTTCAGCAGATGCTTCCGGGGACAGGACGCGGTTTTGAGCTGCCCACTCGCTGACCGTCACGTTGGGCGGCGGGCGAATAGCTGCCACCAGCTTCGACACCAGAGCATTCAGGCGGTCTACTGCGGCGTTGTCACTCATCCTCGTCACCGCCCAGTTTATCAGTCCACGACCGGCGTTCCCGAACGCGAGCCTCATACTTGGCCGGGTCATAGCGGAACAGAGCGATTTCCTCCGCAATCTGATTGACCTCGCCGCGCATATACTCTGCGACCTCAGCAGGGTCGGATAGAGCAGCAGCATTGATGGCCACCCGGCTGGGCAACGCCATCAGCGCACCCCGGATGGTGTAGATAAGTTCGGCGGTCATGGCAGCAACATCCTCGCTGCGGTGCATCTGCCCAGACAGCTCCTTGGCTTCTGCCTGTGCGATTTTGGCCTTGCTGGTCTTGAGTGTGGCCTCAGCCTTGGCCTTGACCCGCTCAATCTTCTTGGCCTCCTCCGCTTCTTCCTTGGTCAGTCCGCCACGGGAGATGCTGCCGATGTAGGCTTGCACGGCATCAGACAAGACGAACTTTCCCCGGCTGACGGTGGTAAGCACGCCATCCTGTGTCAGCTGCTGCACTCTGCGGCCTGTGATTCCCAGTATCAGAGCCAGTTCGGTGGTGGTCACGTTTCTGTCAGCAAGTCTTTCTTTTGTAGGCATCCAGAAACCACCTCCTTTTCTGGTAAAACTGTCTGGAAAATTCCTTGAAATTCGTTATACAAAGCGTAACGAAATGGCTGATTTTTCCCTTACTAACTAGCACGATTTCGGGGTCGACGAGCCCGCTCATGGTAGGGTACCCCCGTCACAGTACCTTTTCAGCACCGAACGGCTGCTCCTGCCCGCTGTCGGGCGGGTGGAGCGCAGCTTCAACCATTGCAGGATCATACACGAAGGTGAACTCCATGTCCTGCACAGGTACAGGCTTATTAACGTAGATGTCTACGACAGGCATTGTGATACGCTCCTCTCTCAGATGCTGCGGATGACCTTGGCCTTGGAGTATGTCGGATGGTCTTTAGTCATCATGTTCAGGAACTCGTCTTTGGTGAAGCCGGACAGCCGGAAGATCTCTTCGGGCTTCATGCCCAGCTGCTTGCCGATCTCGTCCACGGTCTTGCCCTCGTCCATGAGCTTCTTCACGATGGCTTTCATGGGGTCGAGCAGGTGTGTGCCGCGGGCGCGGTTGTGGGTGATGGTGCCGTATACGTCGGCACTCTCGTCACCGTGATGGTCTACGACTACGACAGGCACCTTGCCGCCCAGCAGGGACAGCAGCGGTTCACGGCCTGATACTGTCCAGCGGTGGAAGCCGTCAATGATGGTTCCGTCCGGGCGTACCACGATGGGCAGCGTCCAGCCGTTGGTCAGGATGGACTGCACCAGCAGCTTCAGGTTCTCCTCACTGACCTTGTTGGGGTTGTAGTCGTTGGCGTGGATGGTGTTGCGGTCTACCCACTGGAGGGATGCCAGCGGTGCGAATACGTCAATGTTTTCCATGGTTCTGCTCCTCCTTGATGCGGGCGTTGTGGTCGTTGTAGATGGTGGTCCAGAGGATGCGCAGGATACGCATCTTGGGATCTCCGTACAGCAGCCCCTCATACATGGTCTTGTAGTGCTTTTGTTCAGCGATACCATAGGTCTTTATGAATAGGCCTCGCCAATGGTCGATGTGGGATAAGGTGTCCTTGGCGATGGTGTACCGCTCCGGGTGGAGGAACAGCAGGTCTTTGCAGAGGGCTTTATAATCCTTCTGTTCGGTATCTGCTTCCAGCTCACGCCGCTTGCGGGTGCTGCGCCGGAACATCTCGGAATCCCAGTAAAGCAGAACGAGGTAGGCGTTTGGCTCTCGCCGCTGGATACGCTCCCACAGGTCGTTGTCGGTTTCTGCAACCCACCGTAGGCCTTGTGTGCTGGTATCTCCAAAGAAAGCACAAAGCCGGAGTGCATTTTTATGCACACCAGCTTCGTACAAACGCATATAGATTTCAGGGAATTCAAGGTTTCGCTCTTTGATGTACAGCCAAACATCGGAATCAGCCCAATCGTAGATAGGATAGAACTTGCCACCTTTTGTGATACGCTCCATCTTGGTGTTGGCGATGCACTTAAAGCGGGTCAGACTTTCTGCCGTGCGCAGGCCGACCAGCTGAATGCCGTCGCGGAACGCCTTTTCGCAGAACGTCTGGTAGTTCATCTCTCCGGGGTGGTGCAGGTATGGGCTGTACCTGATGGCAAAATCGGGCGGGGTACGCATCCACACATCTTCTTTGCCTGGCTCCCATGTTATCCACGATTCTGACGCGGAAAGGTGGTCTATCACGCACACCTGCTTGAACGGCAAGCAAAACCACAGGAATTTCGCGCCGACCGACAGGAAGTTGCGCCGCCAGCGGTGTGCTGCATCGACCATGGAGGGGTAAAGCCCTTCTTCGTCAATGAATGTCACCGTCAGCTGCTTGGGGTCGAGTTCGCCGGAGAGAATCATCTCATACACGAGGTTGGCCATGCACAGGCTGTCCTTGCCGGAGGAAAACGACAGATAGATTTTGCAGCCGTTTGCGAACACATTGCGGATACGGATTTTCGCCGCTTGCAGCACGTTCATGCTGCTTTCCACTACTTTCACAGGCATATCAGTTCACCACACTTCGGGCAACGGATGCACCTGTGCTGCTCCACGCCGCTGTCCGCCTCTGGAGCAGCTGTTTGCGGTTCAGAAGGTGTAGACACCTCCAGCACTGTGGAGGGCTGCTGCGGGGCAGCGGAGACGGTAGGAGCAGGCTGCGGGGCGGGAGCCACCGGGTAGGTCGGTGTTTCGGCATACGGAACGTGTTCCTCTGCCTGATGGCGGCTGATGGGTGCGATCTCGTTTTCCGGGAAATCGCCGTAGGAACTGATTACTTCATCAGCTTCATCCGTGGTGCTGTTCAGCATTTCCAGCAGGTCAGCATCCCAGCCCGGAACGTCCACATCGCCGTCCAGTTCCTTGACCAGTTCTTCGATGGCATCCACATCGGTAAAGCCGAGTTCATAGACCTTGTTGTCGGCCATCATCAGCTTTTTCTTCTGCACATCGGTCAGCCCGACCATCACATAACAGTCGCAGGTTTCCCGACCCATGCGGAGCAGGGCTTCGTACAGACCGTTGCCGGCAATGATTTCGCCATCCTCGGCAACGACCAGCGGCTTCACCTGACCGAACATCTCAATGCTGCGGATGTACTCGGTGATTTGCTTGTCGGAGTGCCGGCGGATGTTGTGGGCAGGCTTATGCAGCTCTGCCAGCTTCTTTACCGTGATGTTCATCGTGCGGCCTCCTTCCTGTCAGAAACGAGGTCCAGAACGATGGAGAACAGGACGGCGGCTACGACAACGTAGATGCGGATCGTGCTCATCAACTGCCAGATGCCCATAACTCCAAGCGGAATCAGGATCTGCCACGAGGCCACGGTGAGAACATCCAGTGCGAAGCCAAACTTCTTGTCGAAAACCAGATATTCGCAGTAGAGATAGGTAGACAGCGAGGAAATGGCGATGACCGTAATCAAAATAGCTTTCATTACGTTCAGCACCGGGCTGAAGCGCACCCACGTGAGCAGCGCAGCCAGCACCATGTAGATGCCAAACATCACGCCCGCCAGCACGAAGGCCTTTTTCATGTTGCCGCGCTTGGTGCCGTCCGCATTTTCATCGTTGTACTCAAACAGCGAATAGTAATACGGACAAGCAAATGGGCCGGGCAGCAGAAGTAAGCCGTTGTACACGCCAGCCTTAATGCCAGCGGCGTTTACACCGGGGTCGATGACGGTGAACGTGCCGCCAGTGTACACCAGAGCAGCAGCCACTACTACGGCCAGCAGGCCATAAACGACCACCCATGAAAAGCCATCGGATAGCACGTTGCGAATCATGCCATCTTTGAGCAACATAATCAGGAACGCCACACAGGTGACGTACACGATAATCATGCCGCCCTTGGTTCCAATGGGTGTATCGCCAAAGATCTCGTAGATGCCGCTCATCTGCGTCCACGTCTGAAACAGCGTCAGCAGACCGATGAAGTAGAACATCACCTTGCTCTGCATGATGCGCCGAATGGACGGAACACGGTCAGCGAACAAACCGAACGTAATACATGCCAGAGAATTGAACACTGCCCAGATGATTGCCGGAACTGCTCCGTATCGCAATGCAATGGTGCGGAAGTTCATCAAGCTGCCTACTCCTGCCCACGATGCAACGATGGAGCAGGCGTAGAAAACAGTGGGACTTGCCTTGAATTTCGCCTTGATTTTCTGATACATGGAAAAATCTCCTTCTTTGCAGCTGGGCACGGCGAAATGTCCAGCTTGCAGCACCTCAGCTTTTCGGGGTGCTGCGGTAATGCCACACGCAAAGGAGAGCAGCGTGCGGCTCGGAATCCTCCTTTCAGGTATAAAAATAGCGGCACCCGCCATTTCTGGCGGGCACCGCTTGGCTTGATTCGGATTTTTGCATCCTAATCATATCACCGGGAGCATCCGTTGTCATCTGAATCCATATCAAAGCGTTGCTGGTCGTTGCTGCTCGTTGCTACTCGTTGATTTCCGTTCTTCTTCGTTGCTGGCCGTTCTTGTTTATTGCACGGCATTACACGCCGTGTGAAACCGTCCTACACCGTCCATCACCGTGTGAAACAATCTGCATTGATTTTTGATATTTTCAGTTTGAATTTAACTTTTGGCAGCCAAAATGTAAAACTTATTTCTATATTTGGCCGTATTTTATGAAAATTTGAGGTTGAATTTGAGTTTTCGGGCAAAAATAAAAAGCCCCGCAAATGCAGGGCTTATCGGTCAATGTGATTCGAGGTAGTTGTAGGCCATCCGGCTGACCCCGGCTTCCGTGTAACACTTTCCGAGTGCTCCGGCAACTTCTGCCCACGAGTAGCAGCGGACAAATCGCAGCCGGAAGATCAGATAAAGCCGGGCATCCATGATGCTCTTGCAGTACGCCTCGACCTTGGGCTTTTCTTCTGCTGCCTGTTCCTCCAACCAGCGGACACGTTCATCCATGTCAGCCAGTTCCACAGCCAGATCCGCCACCTTGTCCCGAACGCCGGGCGTATGTGGCATACCCGTCAGCTGTGGGGAGGCAGGATTGATTTTCTGCCGAAGATTCTCCAAGGCTTCACGGTCTTTTTCGAGGGTCATCTGAATGTCATAATACTTGGACAATTCCTGTAATGTCACAGCCTACCTCCGTCATAATTCAGCTGCCGTTTTGCAACGGTGCTTCTGTTATTTTATCACATTTTGCCGTCGGAAGATAGACAGGAAACCCAGAAATTATGTGGTCCGCTCCAATTTTGCACAATCCCGGCACCTCATAGGTCTGGCCGTTGGAATCGGTGCGTTGGATAGGCGGGTCGAGGGGTATGTAGTTCTCACAAAACAGGCAGCTCATTCTTCCACCCTCTCAATTTTCGGGAACGGCTCATGCCCCAGCGGAACAGGTTCGAAAGAACGGATTGTTGTGCGCGGCTTTTCCCGCTTGTCTTTCGGACTGCCCAGCCACTGCTGGTGCTCGATGGCGTGTACAAGGTCGATACACGTTCCCCATGAATCGTGCTGCCGTCCACGGTAGCCGTGCGGCGGGAAAGCCATTTTGTAGGCGGTCTCAAACAAATTTTTGATGTTGCTGCACCGCTTTTGAAGGTCTGTATCGTAAGTGTACTTTCCAGTGAGAGCTTTGACGCGGGGTATGCCGTCATACGCCAGATCTTCGGCCAAATCATCGAACTGCCCCATGCGTAGCCTCATGTACTCGTCCACGGCCAGGCCGATGACGCGCAGCTGCTCTTCCGAAACCTCAATGCGGTACTTCATTTTCATTGTCCTTTTCCGTTTTTCTCATGCCCAAGAAATCACCCATCCCGTAGCTTCCATCCTTGCAACTGTGAAATTCAAACTGTGTTGGCGCGTTTGGAGATTCAAACTGCGGGGTGATGCCAGAAGATTCGAGGACTGTATACAAAGCGGCCGTGGCTGCCGTGTCCCTGTCGCCTGTTCCAGAGTGACAGAATTCTTTTCCGCAAAGGCGGCATTTATAGATTGCCATGTACATTTCCATCTGTTTGCTTACCTCCTTCGTATTCGCCGGACAGCACCAGAGCCATAGCCTCGCAGATGATGGTCACCTTGACCCGCTCAAGGTTTTCCCACGACAGGTCTTTCAGCCTGTCCTTGCGCTGCCCGGCGGTCTTCTGCATCAGCATCTGACGCAGCTCCATGCAGGCCTCTTTGAGAGCCGGGTAGTTGGCTTTCAGCCCGCCCATCTGCATAAAGCTCCACATGGTATCCAGCATCGGGTTTTCCCATGGTTCAGGCTTTACCATCGGCAACCTCCATTTCCTGCACATAGCACCAACTCTGGGGCGGTCGCTGCGCTTCCACAGGCCGCACACCAAACCGCGTGTTTAGCAAGCCCGTGAACGGCCGCAGCTCGCGCGGATTGTCATAAATTTTCAGGTCGGAAATGTGCCAGCCATACAAGTCTTTCAAATCTGCATAACTCATCCCGGACTTCCATCCGGCATAGTCTTTGACTTGCGGTACTGTGAGACAGCTTCCAGCAATTGCAGATTCGATATCTTCTTTGACGGCACAGTATTCAGGGCCAATGCGTCGGATGTCATCGCAGATAAATTCGCCGACAACCATTCCGTCAACCCTGCGGTCGAATATCTTATGAGGCCTATCGTCGAAATACAAATGGTCAACGGCTTTCCAGCAGAAAAATTTCGTCCCTTTCGTGCAATATATGTAGCACTTAAAAGGTTCTTTCAACGAGACCGGTCTTGTCTTACGGATTTCCACCGTTTTCCAGCCCGAAAAGATACGGCTGCACCATTCAGGCCGGACACTTAAAAGCACAGCTTTGCTCATTTCACCACCTCCGGCGGCTCCAGCAGCGGAGCCCAGAACTTCACAGCACCATAGGGCGTATCTGCCGCTGGGCGGCCATCCTCGATGTACCACTTGCCGTTTTCAATCCAGCCCTTCATGGTGTTCCGGCTCTCGCAGCAGACCCACACAAGTTCGCTCATGATGCAGCAGTGCTTCTCTCCCGCGTTCTCCCAGCTTTCATCGTGGACAGGCGGCGGAGTTTTGGCATCGTGCCACGATACACGACGGATAAAATCAACGACCATCCGGCTGGCTTCCCGGAGGGTCTTCGCTGCGGCCTCCTTGCCCTTGAAGCCATTGTAATACTCGACCTCGGCCAGAGCGTCCGTGTCGGTTTCCGGGTCGATAAAGTGCAGGGCTTCTTCCAACGTCATTTTAGTTCCTCCTTCTTCAGACAGATCCACGGATACTCGCTATGCTTGAGGCCATGAATGTACCGCATTCGTGCCTGAATGCAGCGACCATATTCGGAGCAGCCAGTGCAGAATGGCTCCCGGTTGTAGAGCATTTTGGAAACATCCTGATACGGTGGAATATGAGAAGACGGCGTTGTCTGCGCAAACTCCTTGGCGAAGTAGAATTCCACCTCGTCGGCTTCTTCCTTCCGGCTGATCTGCCCGGAAACATCGATTGCGATAAGCGCGATGGACAGCAGCACCGCGATGCCGATGCCGACAGGAATTACAATTGCCCAGTTCATTCTGTGTACCTCCGTGTGTCCTTGTTCCAGCGCAGCGTGATGGGGTTGCCGCACTTGCAGGGCACTGTAAATTCCTGTTCCGCAATGTTGGTCTTGCCCTTGGCGTGGAACTCGCAACAGCTGCATTGGAACTCATACGGCGCAAGGCCACTCTCCAGCGAGATCGTAGCGCCGCAGCGACAGCCGAGGGACATCTGCGGAACGTGGAGGTATGTACCGAACTCCTTGCCGCAGCAGGGGCAGCACAGGCGCAGCAGCCCCCGTGCGCCGGGCTCCGGCGGGTGATTACTCTTTCTCATAGTTGGTTCCTTTCTCGGTCTGAAACCGAATCACTTCCCGGAACAGCAGCTCATTGTTGTGTTCCGATTCAGTCATAAAGTTGATGTACTCCCGGAACAGCTGGCGGTCATGCTGCTGCCGGCTGGTTTCGCCCAGCAGGGCACCGATAGCTACGCCCACGGCCAGCAGCGCAATGTTGATGAAGATCTGATCAGGCATTGTCATCACCCAGCACTTTCTCGATGAGGTCAAAGACCATTTCTCGGTCTTCGGTGGTCAGAAAGTCAGCCGCCATGATTTCAAACTTGAGGCGGTCAGCGTATTCTTTCAGGTCATCCATGGTTTACTCCTCTCCCAGCCGGGCAAGGATCTCGTCGCCCTTGTCCAGCAGTTCATCTCGCCGCTTTTTCTGCTCGGCCTCCAGCTTTTCCATTTCAGCCTGATACTTTTTCAGCGTTCCCGGCCGGAAATGCTTGCTCTGCCCCATACGGATTTTTGCGGCAATTTTCTTGTGCCGTTCAACGGTCTGGCGCAGTTCAGTGTCCGTGGTCAGAATCTGATAGCGATGGTGACAGCCGGGGCAGGTGAAATACTGCACCATGTAATCGCCGCTCCATGTGCTGCGGATGCCGGCTGTCTGGATGCTGAACGGTGTGCCGCAGCGGTCACACTTTACAAGGTCGGTCATTCGCCATACTCCTTTCTGCACAGCTGGAACGCATTGCAGTGGTCGTCGCAAGTTTTGCAGCACTTGTCGCATTCAGGGTGAGCAGCTTTGCACTTATCACAGGGGGCGTCCGCTTTGCTGCCGGATCCATACACCGCAAAAAGCTGGTGGGTGCCGTCCTGCAAGGCCTTTTCGTCATCGGCCATTTCATAGCCGAGGGCTGTCAGCAGTTCATAGGTGCTGTCGAGGTCGTCATTTTTGCGGTGAACGAACTTGCTTGCACCTGTCGGTCCATTCCATTCCGTGCTCCAATAGCCCTCACGACTACCGTCCGTCGCATCGAAGGCAACCGCCAAGAGAATCTTCTCCGGCTCGGTATCGTAAGCGTTGAACATTTTCAGGGCATCTTCCAATTCCGTGTCTTCCCGAATCTGCTCATCCAGACCGATGCCGAGCAGCCGCAACACGTTTTCGTCATCCTCCATGTGCCGATATTCGGTCAGAATCGGGGTGGAATAAGCCAAGATTTCCGGCAGGTGCTTTTTGCACTCTGCGGGAGTCAAGTCCTTCACGAAGTCCCAGCGCAGCTCGTACATGAGCTTCGTAACAGCGGCAAACTGTTCTCTCGCAAGCTGCTCGGTGGCTCTTGCGGCCTCCCTCGCAGAGTTGCTGGCATCCTCGGCTTCCGTATCGCGAGGTTTGTACAGGTCAATCTGATTTTCACTGACCTTATAGACATAAGCGATCTTGTCGGCATCTTCTGGCATGACGACTTCCTTTTTTGTGCCCCACTTTCCGTACGCATTTACATGCTCATGCGTCTGGTAGGAGGCCTGCGAATCTTCCGTAGCGAATTTTTTCAGCTGCTCAACCCATTCGGCCTTTTGGTGCTGCCATTTTTGCTGCTCCAGCGCATCCTGCATGGCCCGGTTGAAGTTCTGCGTACCGAGGGTTTCCAATACCCGGTTTCGGGCTTCCAAGTCCTCGATTTTGTCCAGCTGGGCGAAATCGGACAGGGTGGCACCGCGCTTTTCGGCTTTCTTGAAGCTGTCGCGGTTCAGTTCCAGCAGCTTGATGCGCCGCCGGATAGTGGACTGGGAGAACCCCGACTTGTCGGAGATCTGCTCCACTGTCTGCCCGAAGTCCATCATCATCTGGAAGCCCTGCGCCTGTTCGTAGACAGTGAGGTCTGACCGCTGCATATTTTCAATCATCATGGTCTGCATCTGCTCCCGCTCGTCCATCTCCACGATGGCGCAGGGCAGTTCGTACAGTCCTGCCTGCTGCGCTGCTGCTGCCCGGCGGTGGCCGATGATGATGGTGTAGTCCTCACTGGACCACACAGCCTTGGGTGTCCATGCTGCCGCTGCTGCGGCTGCATCCCCGCCCTCGTCAACGCACTTTGCGATGTACTCCCGGCTGTTGAGGTAGTGGCCGGGGATTACGGTCAAGTTCTGGTACACGCCGTTTTCCTTGATGCTGGCGGCAAGCTCGGACAGATCGCCCAGTTCCTTGCGGGGGTTATCGGGGTGAGGGTACAGCTGCCGGATAGGGATGTAAGTAATGTCTGCCATAGGGATACTCCTTTCTTATTTCGGGTCAGAAAAACGTGAGCTGCCCGGTTTTGGTTTCGTTAAGAGGCTCGTTTTCCGGGGCTTTAGGCTCATTTTTGATAGATCTTTGCAAATTTGCGGGCTTAATATCGGATTTTTCGATTTTTGCAGGTTCGCCTTTCGGTTCAAACAGCAGGTTCATCTGCGCTATCTGGCGGCGCATATACCACACATCGGTTGAGAAAAGCGGCATATACCAGATGCGGTTTTGTGGTCCTGCGGGCAGCAATCCGCGGCTATCGTATGCCGTTGCCGGGTTCACGAGTGTGTCACCGATGACTACATATCCAGCGCAGCCCATGAAGCTGCACTGGATGTAGCACATCAGCCCAACGATGAAGTCAATGTCTTGGGCTATGACAAGGACTTTGTTGTGGTAGCAGATATTCCGTCTTTTGCAGACGTTCAAAAAGGCAAGCAGCGTGGCCCCAGCACCACAGGCCGGGTCAGATACCGAGATGAATCCCTCCATGTCCGGGTGCAGCTTCGGGTCGAACGTAATCTCGGCCATGCAGCGGCACACATCGTAGGGAGTGAAGAACTGCCCGGCGTGGTCGTTGCCCAACTCGCACATCATGTACAGCGAACCGAGGAAGTCTTGGTCAGGATTCCGCTCCATGCCCATGATTACCTCAGCCAGCATTTCAACCATGCCATCCCGCTCCTTGGCGGAGTATTTTGAAACGATGGTCTGATACATCTTAGTGCGCTCTGGGGCATTTACCTTGTCCGTGCTGTTCGAGATCTCGATGGCCGTCAGGGTGACGAAGTCCTCCCAAATCTCCCAGCGGCTGTGCTTTCCAGTCAGGCTATTGAAGATTTTGAGGAAGTTCTTCTGGTGGTCATCCCGGATGCTGCGGGTCACTGCTGCCTTTGCCATAGGTTACTCCTCCTCGCTGTCAGCAGCGGCGATGGTGTAGTGGCCGTTGGAGAACTCAATCACACCAGCGGATTCCATATCATCCAGCAGCGCGATGGCCTTTTCTGCGGTCACGCCCATCTGCTGCTCCAGCATGGCCTGCGTAACGCCGCCGTTCTTCCGGGCAATCTCGGTGGCCTTGGTCAGTTCATCGGCTGCGGGTTCCTCCGCATCGTCCAGTTCCTCGGCATCGACTTCCTCCAGCGGCTCGGCCTCCGGCGGCAGGTCAGGCTCCTTGGCTTCGGTTTCAGGGATCTCCGGCATCTTCCCGCCGATGGCGTTCAGGCGGCCGCTCTCGATCAGCTCCCGGAAGAAGAACTGGCAGTAGTAGGAGTGCATATTCTTAAAGATGTTCTTGATTTTGCCGAACAGGGCATCCTCAATGGTGAAGGTCTTGCTCATGCGGTAGACCAGCACACCATCCTTCATGGTGAACAGGAGGTAGGCATCCGGGGAGATGTAGCTGTCCTCGCTGGCGGTTTCCAGCATGGACATCTGTTCGCCCACGCCCTTGATGGGGCGGATAATCAGCTTGATGGGGTAGCTGTTCTTGATGAACGTATAGGTCAGGTCGTGCGCCTCGCAGATGTTCTTCAGCTTGGTGCGCTGGGCGGCGAACTTAGAGGCTTCGTTTTCGTAGCTATCCATGGTATGTGCTCCTTTCAAGTAGCAGAAAAATGATAATCGTTATCCCGGTTTTCAATGGCGGTCAGGCCCACAGCGTAGGCTGCCCACACATCGGCTTTGAAGCCGTAAAAGAAATCCGGGTTCTTTTTTGTACCACGGCCATTTTTGAGGTCGTGGTCTGCAAATCGGTCAATGAGTGCCCGCCGGATGGCGGCATCATTGGCGCGGGTGTTGTGGCAGATGTGTCGCTTCTCCTCGATGCGGCACAGCAGCCGTACCGGGCAGCAGGCGTTCAGGGCTTCATAGAAGCGGCCGATCCAGAGGACGGTATCGAACACCTCCCGGCCTACCGACATTCCGTAGGATTCCACCATCTCGATGACCGCCCACCGCCAGCCCTGTGCCCCGGCAGAGGAAAGCTTTTGCAGCAACTCCGCATTGTCGATTTTTCCGAATTCCAGAGGGCGCAGGGTGCTGCGATCAATCACGCAGTAGCCAGACTGGGTGCTGCCGGGGTCGATAGCGATAATCGGACAGGTGCTCACAGGTACGACCTCCCAAACTCTTGGATGAACCGCGCCTCCGGCCAGCCGTAATACTCCATGGCCTTTTTCTGCGCCCACTTTTTTAAGCGGAGATCGGCCTCTCTATTTGTATGTACGGCAGTCACGCCGTTCTGGTGGCACCAAGGGCAGAGGTTTGCCCACAGGCCAAGCCGCTTGCTCTTATCCCGGTACGGTCCGAAAAAGACTTCGTGCCGGGCGGTGCGATACCGCCCGCAAATCAGACAGGTGGGGCTCTTGCTGAGGATGCTGGGCGCATAGCCATTGCTGTCCAGCTTCTCGCCGTATTCATTTTGTGCCATATCAACGTCTCCTCCTACGCTCAAAAGACTGCTGGGAAACCTGCTGCATAATCTCCTGAACCTTGTCCTGCACGCCCTGCTCGGCCAGTACGTTGACGGGCTGCGTAGTAGCTGCGATACGCCCAATGGTCTGTGCCCGGACACGCTTGATGAAATTCAGCTGCTGCTTACGGAACTCCTTGTCCACTTCCGCAGCATCCTTGCTGCCATCAATATCAGAAACTTCCATTTCCGGGGCTTGCATAGCCTCCGCAGCGCAGCGGCGCAGCTTTTCCATCGCAACGTCCAGACCATCCTCATGCCCCCACTTGTTCAGTTGCTCATAGTTGGCATGGCTTTCCTTGCGCAGCCGTTCCAAGCGGTCTGGACCATAGTGCAGCACATCAATAACCGCCTTGGCGTAAACCTGCCAAGCAATTTTGGCAGCCCTGTCGCCAGCAATGCGGTACTGCTGCTCTTTGCGTCCACGAGGCAGTCTCACCATCGGGATTCGGTAGTCGGAAGAAACGTATCCAGCCAGCCAGCTTTCTCGGATGGCCTCAGCCTTGTCCTTGGAGGGTCTGCCGTAGGCATCCGGGGTCATAATGACTTCGGTGTTCTGGTTCTCCAACTCGTCAATTCTAGCTTTAATGCGCTCCAGTCTGGTCTTGCCGACACCGAACTCCTGATGCAGCGCAATGGTGGTGCACAAACCCACGATTTGTCCGACCGCCTGTCTGGTGTCGTCCATTTCGGTCTCAAACGGCTTTTTCACGGTTCAATACCTCCCGAAATAATCCAGACCCGGCGGGAGCCCCATCCAGACCAGCTTAGAGCCTCTGCATGGGTGTTTACCGCCACATCCAGCTTGTTACCTTTTACCGCGCTGCCAGTGTCCTGAACGACCCGGAGGCCTACGCCCTCGATATAGACCACTGTGCCGTAGGGCAGAACGCTGATGTCAGCAGCTACGGTCACGCCCGGCTGCACCTTTGCGCCGCTGGATGTGATGCCGTGCCCCTCGCCACAGATGTGGGCGTATTCCTCGGAACAATAGGCTGTGCAGCTGAACGCCCCGGCGTATGTAAGGGTCAAATCGGTCTGGGCGTTCAGTTCTGCGGTCAGCTTGTCTACCTCGGTTTGGAGTTGGTCAATGGTTTCATCACGTTCTCCGGCCATGCGCTCCCAGTTGGATGACTTGCTGGCGTAAATATCCCGCTCGATTTCCAACTCGTCAACTCGCCGGGAGTAGGCCGTGCTTGCGAGGATGCAGCCAACCATCGCACACGAAACGCACACGATCAGGCTGCGGAATGGTCTTTTCGACCTCATGCCGTGCCACCTCCAATCTGTGCCGAGGCTGCGCCGCCGGGCAGAGCCGGGGGCTGCAAACTCTCAACCGGGGCATCCAGCACAGCCCGGTCAAAGCCCGGACGGACGAACTGGCGCAGATCCGCGCTGCTGCGGCTGCTGAAAATCTCTGACAGATCTGCTGGGGAGCCAGCCCACCGCTGCACTACCATCGGGAGGGCGGCGAAGATTTTCGCGTTTTCCTTTTTGAAATCTTCGCCTTTCAGCTTGCGCCCATCGGGGGCAATGAATCCGCCGTGGGTCTGGTAGTACAGATTTGCCTCGATTTTCCGGGCAGCTGCCGCAGCCTGCGCCCAGAGGTCGTTCGCCGAGGGCTGCTGGGCTGACAGCAGCTTTTTAATTTCAGCGCACCAGTCCACAATCAGCTGGTTCTGGAATCGGCACTGTGTAAAGGCCGTATACAGTGCCTTTTCCACAATCTCGTCCGGGATGGTGCCAAACGCCCGGATGTAGATTTGCGTGTCAGCCCTGCGCTCCTCCAAGCTGCGGGCACGGCCGTAGTGGTCATCGATCACCACCAGCAGCTCACGCAATTTCGTATCGGTCATGTTGTCGAGCCTCCTAAAAGTTCTCCGAAAATTTCATCGTAGTCATCGGCAGCAGAACGCTTTGGCTGCTGACCCGCCGGGGGCTTACGCCGCTGGTCGCGGGCTTGCACATCACCAAGGGTTTTCACGCCCTCGTTTTTCCATGCCTTCAAAATGCCGTTGATGTAGTTCCACTTGCGAACGCCGGACAGAGCAGCCTTTTTGATAGCCAGCAGAATGAGGTCATCCGCGAAAACCTCCCGCCAGCCTATCAGGGCATCCTTTGCAGCCGGGGGAAAGCTGCCGATGTTCTCCTCGTAAGAGCCGATGATCTCCGCCAGTCCGGCATCTACAGCTGGACTACCGTTATCTCTTACTCTTACTCTGTTCTCTATCTCTTTATCTTTATCTTTCTCTATCTCTTTCTCTGTATGGACATTGTCCACATTGTTGTCCTCGTTGTTGTCTGCACCTTTAACGGGGATTTGTCTGCGCCGATTCTCACGTTGGAGACGTTTTTGCGCCGAATAATCCGTTTCGCTTCCAACAATATCTGAATAGTTGGAGATAGTCAGTATCCCGTCAGGACTTTCAAAAATCAGGCCAATCTGTTTATAGACGCTCAAGGCCACACGAACAGTTGACAGAGGGAACCATTTGCATTCCCGCTGAATTTTTTCAGCATCGTAAGGAATGAGCATCTCTCCGATTTGAGAAACCAGACAACCGCCCGTGTTGATGGTCTTGAGACATAACATCTGATAGAGAACAACGTAATTGGCACCGTCCGGCTGGCTCATAAGATAGTCAATCTCGTCCGAGGACATGAAGCTATCTTTGAGTTTTATCCAGTAAAACCTCTTGCCAGTTGCCATCAACAGACCTCCTTAGAACGGCAAGTCATCCGTGTCATCAATTTCGGAGAAATCATCGGGATTGCCCTGCGAGTAGCCGGGCTGTACAGCTTCGGGAGCAGCTTCTGCGCACTGCCACTGCTGCCGCTGGCTCTGGGTGGAAAATCCCATCTGCTGGGGCTGCTGCGGCTGTTGACTCCGATATGCGGACGGCGGCGGATTCGTACCGCCATCATCCACAGGTTCCTGTCGACTACTCTGCTTGGGGCCACAGAAGTGAGCCTTATCCACGATGAACTCCGTTGCAATACGGTCTTCGCCGTTCTTGTCCTGATATTTGCGGGTCTGGCAGTGGCTTTCCACTACCATCTGGCTGCCCTTGCTGAAGTATTTGCAGATGAACTCTGCGGTATTGCGCCACGCTGTAAAACTGAGCCAGTCAACCTGACGGTTGCCATCCTCGTCCGCCTTGCTGCGGTCAACAGCCATGCGGAAACTCGTGACCGAAATGCCGCTTTGTGTGGTCCGAAGTTCAGGATCAGCGGCAAGCCTACCCTGAAAATTACAGCTGTTCAGCATCAGGCGTCACCTCAGGCACTTTCAGCATCACCGCCGGGCTCTGCGCAGAGGGTTCCGGCATGAGATCAGGATGCAGCATCTTCATCATGTCTTCAATGAAAATACCCGCTGCATAAGCCCCATCTTTGCGGTACTTGGTGTAGATCAGGTTCAGCTCCAGCCGCACCTGAAGAAACTCCTGATACTGTTCCAGAGGAATAGAAACCATTTCCATTGTGATTGTCCTTTCCGGTCATTTCGACCATTCTTCTTTGTATCGAGCCAACTGTTCCGGGGTATCCGTCTGGATGCCCAGTTCCTTGGCTTCTTCGATTGCGCCGTCTACAAGATGAGCAAACTCTTTCGTGTTCATCTTGTGGCTTTCCTTGTAGACAAAATAACAGGAGTAATTTTTGCCGTTCTCCTGCCGGGTTTCATAAAGCCGGACATAGGGGTAAAAATCGCAGGGATCTACGGTTGGCGGGAGTTTTAATCCAACAGGCTTTCCATCCTTATCGCGGGCCAGTGCTCCGTACGACACCACAAGTCGCCGCTTCACGACATCTTCGCTCTCTCCGGTTTCCGCAGAAATTTTGTTGCACAGAACGTGGAAATACGCATTTGCTGACAGGCTGCGCTTTTCCCTGTGCTTTTTGATTTCCACATCCAGAACCGGCTCCAGATGCAGCTTGTCCCAGATTTCCCGGAAGTCGCCGTTGAGTTCCAGTGTGACACGCTGCTTCCCGCCAAGGGTAAAAGCCATGTCCACCAGCCGCCCGGTCATGTGGCATCCTCCTTGTCCTGATGGCAGTGCATATAGATGTACGCGCTGTTTGACCCCATGTTGGCATAAAGCCAATCATTGATTTTTGCCACGCTCATGTGGTCACGCAAGACACGTTTTTCGTAGATATACTCACCGGTCAGTTTTTTCTCGGCGATTTTTGCCCGAATCTCCTCGTCCTCGTAGTTGGCTTCGACCATGTAGAGGTCATAGTTCGGAGCGGCTATACCGTTCAGATTGTTCATGTCGGTGCAGTAGAACAACTTTCCAGTAGGAAGCCAGACCTTCCATCCGCAGTTCGGAACATTGTGCTTCACCATGTTTGGAATGACATTGCAGATGCCGTAACCGTACATAGTTCCCGGTGTCAAAACATCAATCTGGGAAATTGGCACCCCTGCATCCACCAGCGGTTTGCACAACCAGTCACAGCAGGCGAATCGCAGCGTTGGGCGATTGGATGCCAGTAGTCGAAGCGTTGACGGCTGGAAATGGTCACAGTGGATGTGAGTCAAGAGAACCAGCTTCAGAGTTTTCCATTCTGCGGTCAAAGCCTTGAACGGAACACCGCAGTCAATCAGAATCTCATGCTCAATCACCACGGCATTTCCCTTGCTGCCTGTTGCGATGATGTTGTAGCCGATCATAACGAACTGAGGTCAACAACCTCTTCGACGGCAGTGGGCTCGCCCTGCGAAATATCACCGTGCGGCAAGGCCTGTCCCGCGTCCACTTCGGGCTTTCCTGTATGAAGTTCTGGCGGCTCCTGTGCGTCAGACACGGCCTCCTGCGTAGTAAGGATTTCGCCATTATCTGCTACCGCTGCCACGGCATTATCGCTTTCCAAAGCCCTAGTCATTTCGATGCTCATAACGCCCCAGCGAGAAATAAGCTGTCGAAGCATGGTTTTCTTTGCCATGTCATCGAACGACTTATACCAAAAGGACGAATACTTCCACATTTCGCTCTCTGGGATTTTGCCAGCCAGCAGTTCCTCGTACTTTTGCCGGCTGAACGCTTTGGAGTAGGTATCCGCATGGTTCATCATTTTTTCCTTGGACCAGTACAGCACCTTGCGGAACCCGTTCATGTACTCAAAGTAAGCCATGTAACCAACGGTAGGCAGCGCATCTCGCTGATCATCGTCCTCGATGAACTGGAACTTGGGCTTGCCGGTCATCGAATCTTTGCCCAGATACTCGCCCTGCTTAATCTCGGTAACATCGAAATCCGCATACTGGCCGCTTCTCAGCGCCAGCTGGATGTAGCCCTTATAGCCCAGAACAAACTGTGCCGTGACACTCTCCGGGCGGATCAGCCTGTTGTTGCGGTCATACTTGGCTTTCTGCTTGAAAGGCACGAGGTAGTACTGCCCCAGCTGAGGGGACGGGCTGAGGTTCAGGCTTTCGCCTAGCAGGGCACCTGCCAGAATCGTGCCGGCATCGCACTCCTGCAAAGCCGGATTGACCGCGACTGCCGAGGTGATGCTTGCCGTAAAGCGGCGAACGCGGGCGGGGTCGCGCAGGGTGTTGGCAATCAAAGACTGATAGCCCTTAGTGGTTATCGCCACGGAAAACTTAGGCTTCTGCTGCGCTTGCAGCTGGTTGTTATACGTTGCCATATTCGATACCTTCCTTTTCAAGATAATTTTTCAGGCCGATAAGCTGCGCCTTAGTGCCTTTTGCGTAGAAGCGGGTCATCAGAATGGGTTCCGGCCTGGGCTGCGAGGCCGGTTCGACATCGGGCTGCACGGGCATTTCCGGGTCTACTGAAATTTCCTGCGCCGGTTCAGGCTGCGTCTGGGCTGCTGCGGAAGCTGCGGCGCGAACCTTTTCTGCCGCAGCTTCACGTTCTGCCTGCCTGATACGGCGTTCTTCTTCCAGCCTCCGCTGCTCTTCAAGAGCCTTGTGACGGTTATCTACAACTTTAATCGCTGTGGGCAGGTCGAGGTTCTTCCGGTATTCCACCATGACCTCCGCAGAACTTTCCATAGCGTCGATTGCAGTAACATCGGACACGATACCATCCACAAACGCCTTTGCCTGTTTTTTCAGAGCAGTGACGCTGTCGCTCATGTTGACTTTCGGCCGGTAGGTCAAGTCATCCATCCAGTCAATACCCGCAGCCGCCACCAACTCGTTGTAATACTCCTGAACAGCATCCGTCTTCTGCGCCACGATGCCGGAAGTAACGTCCGCGATTTTCCGCTTCAGTTCTGCGTCTGCGGTCTGGAATGGCACCGTCACACACTCACGATAAACCTTTTCAAACTCGGTATACGGTTCAAGAATTTTGTCCTTGACAGCAATGCGCTGGGCTTCGTATTCCTTGAATTCCTTGGTCAGCTGTGCGCGAGCATCCTTGACGCTCTTATAAGTCTGCTCTGTACAGACCAGCGAGAGCGCGTCAGCCGTGCGCTGCTCGATGTCAGCCTTTACGCTGTGCAGCCGCTCAACGATGATGGGCAACTGCTGCAGTTCGATAACCTGCAATGCGGTTTCCTTTGCCATGTGGCATCCTCCTTTTACTTTCCAAAAATGATGGTTTTCCCGGTGTCCTTATTCAGGAGCACCATACCGTTCGGGATGTCCCGAACCCAGAGATATGCGGTGCAGTCCCAACCGGCAGCAGAGAGGGCTTCTTTCTGCTTGCGGGTCAGCTTTTGCCTCTTACTTTCAAAAAATCACCTCCTCGTTCCAACGCTTCAACAGCGCGGGCTGCATGGTGATAATCTTGTAGCCAGTGGCCTCCAATTCAGTGCTGCGATCATAGCTTTGTACATCCTGCGCATGCCGGGTAACAGCATTTGCCAGACCATAGAGGGAAAGGTCACCGCCCGCGATAAGATGTCCCAGAATGCCCTCGCTCTCACTCTGGCGGATGTTGAACTCCTTGGCCGCAAGCTCAACCACCTTGGGAGCCGCCGCCGGGAGAATGGGCGCTTCCTTGGCATCCCGGAGTTTCTGCACCAACGCATTGAACCGGGCTTCATCGACCGCTGCCCGGACGGTGTCCTCAATCTTCATCAGGAACGCCCGGTCATCGGCTTCGATGGTCTCATTCCGAAAAATCCCGAAATCACCATCCACGCTTTCGTTGATGCGGCCAACGTGGCGTTTACCAACGCCCACATCCGCCACCATGCCATTGGTGCAGACAAGCCGGTAAATCAGCGGCTTCACGGACACGCTGCCCATGCCGACCTCAGAATTGGAAATCAGGATGCCGGCCTGAACAATGTCCCCCGGCACTACCTCGGTCCGGATGCGCTCATTGACAACCTTGATGTACATGCGGGTATCGGTCAGTTCACAACTCTCAATGCGGGCACCCTGCATTTCAGAGATAATCGGCAGGACCGTCTGGGCGACCTCGTAATTGTCGATGCGGCGGTAACGGTCGGAGAGAATGGCGCGGGCGGTGCCGTCAAGGGTACGAACCATGCGGCGGGTGTCCGGGGACTGCTGGAACCAGCCATTGACGTTTGCCATCAGCAAGCCGGGGTTCTCTGCCCGCATCCGCTCGTAGTAGGGAGCCGGGATTTTCAACTGCAATCCCAGCTGACGGTGAGCATTCTCATTCAGCTGGAATGGGGTGTTGCCAATCACGAGGTCAAAGTTCTCGTTGACGGCGGTCATCTGCATAGCACCCGCCGTGGCAACGTAGTCCTTTTTGACCTTGGCTTGCCGATCAAGTTCAATCGCCAATTCCTGCAAACTTCTTCCATATTTCATAGGGTTACTCCTTTTCCGGGAAGCACTCGTTGACTTCCCATGCGTCTGCGGCCTCTATGCAGCGGTCGCAGCCTACGATTGTTCCATCATCGGCGCGATAGATGGTATCGCACCGCTGGTGGCAGATGGGGCACACAGGAGGGTCAGGATAGCCAGCCTCCGCATCAGTCCTCGGATACATCATCCAGCACCTCCCGGAGCGTCCGACCAATCCAGCGGCCTACGCCGTCCAATGCGCCATTGCTGTCCAGCCAGACAAACACGGCTGCAACGGCAGCAGTCAAAACGAACTGTGCCGCCGGGAGCCGGGCTGCCGCCTGCTCTGCAGTGATGCCATACACGGTCATCAGGATCTTTGTCATGTCTTGTTCTCCCCTTTCTTTCTCTGCTGGTAGGCCTCCCATGCGGCATCCAGCTTGGATTCTCCGTCCGGCATGGCCATGATTTTGAGGTAGAGCCTCTTACAGCCCCGCGCCAGCCGGGCGGTATCTTCGGGGCTGATTTCATCCAAGTGGATGTGGATGTCGCTGTTCATGTGATCCTCCATTTGTTCAGTTTAACTGAACTTACAGGGCAAAAAAATAGTCTGGAATATCCGACACTTCAATTTTCAGTGCCTGACACGCAGCCTCGATTTCGTCCTGTTTCCAGTCAACCTTACCGTTGAGTTTGAGAGAGGTGGTGCGCTCCGACCATCCCATACTCTTGCCAAATGCCCCTCTGGTTCCGAAAATCTCAACGATTCGGCCCAGCAGCTTGTTATAGCTTCTCTGCATCAATTTCACCTCTTTTCCGTTCGGTTCAGTTTAACTGAACTGTTCACAGTTTACCACAACGATTTTCCCTTGTCAATACAAAAATTCACTTTTTTTGAACTTTTAGGCTGGAATACTTGAACTTTTGTTTATACCATGCTATGATGTAATCATACCGGAGGTGAACCAAATGAAGCCATCAACGACTGCAGAACGTCTGCAAGAAGCTATGAACATAAGAGGTCTGAAACAGGTTGATGTTTTGAAGCTTGCAGAGCCGTACTGCCGCGCTTACGGTGTCAATCTTGGAAAAACCGCATTGACTCAATATGTGTCCGGGAAAATCGTTCCCCGGCAAGATAAGCTAACTATTTTAGGGTTGGCTCTCGATGTTTCGGAAGTTTGGCTGATGGGATATGACGTTCCAATGGAAAGAAAAACTGCGCCCATCCCCATGGAAGAGGACGGGCGCAGCAAAGAGTTCGTCGAACTTTTTAATCAGCTCAGCACCGAGCAGAAAAAGGCCGTTCTATATGTTATGAAAGGCTTTTTAGAAAAACAATGACACGTTCTTGGTCATCTGCTGACAGATGCAAGAACAGTTCAAGTGCCAGCATGGCGCGAAGCTGCTCTTGGACATCATCGGAATCGATGGAAACGTCCATAATATTCCGCTCCTTTATGTAAGATTACTGCCAGCAGTTTACACGATTATACCAGAAGCGTGAACAGTTTTCAGCCATTTGTAAAATAATGCCGGAATGCAAGGAATAATTATGATTTTGACTACAACTGACAACGTGCAGGGCAAAATTGTAACGGAACAGGTGATTTCTTATGGATTTGAAAGAAGTTGCACTTCACTTGCGAGATTTTAGGGGCGTCTATGTGACAGGGAATCCCGCTATGTTGAGGAGCCGGACGGATTTTCTTGATATTTTTTCAGCGTATGGTCTGGCCGCAGACATGAGTGTGTCAAAGAAGACCGGGCTTTTAATCGTGTGCAGTGACCCGATGCAAAAGAAAATCGACAGAGCTGCCGCCCTAAATATTCCAACCATTTCAGAGCAGCAATGGTTTGAACTTATGCCGGAACTAGAAGCCCTCGGAATGTGGAATGGAAAGCCACTTCCGTTTGCGGATGACAATGGCATCTACCGTTTTGATGTGGGTGGTGATGGATAATGGCAAAAAAGAAGAAGCCCGCCGGGGGCAATGCCATCATCTATGCCCGCTACTCATCCCACAACCAGCGGGATGTTTCCATCGAGCAGCAGATTGAGGCTTGCCGGAAACACGCTGCAGAACTGGGGTTGACCATCACCGACACCTACGAAGACCGCGCTATCAGCGGCCGCACCGATAACCGCCCCGCGTTCCAGCGTATGATGCACGATGCCGAAAACGGAAAGTTCAGCTATGTGCTGGCGTGGAAGTCCAACCGTATGGGGCGGAACATGATGCAGGCCATGGTCAACGAATCCCGCTTGATGGACTGTGGCATAAAGGTCTACTACGCCGAGGAAGATTTTGACGATTCAGCTGCCGGGCGGTTTGCACTGCGCAGCATGATGAATGTCAACCAGTTCTACTCGGACAACCTCGCAGAAGACGTACGACGCGGTCTAATGGACAACGCCAGCAAGTGCATGGCCAATGGCAAACAGCCGCTGGGCTACAAGCGGGGCGAGGATGGCAAGGTCGTGGTGGATGAACCGGCGGCCGCTATCGTCCGGGAGGTCTACACTCGTGTCGCTTCTGGCGAGTTATTCACGGACATTGCCCGTGATCTGAACCGCCGGGGCATAAAAACGGCCGATAAAGGCGAATGGAATAAGAACAGTTTTCACAGGCTGTGTTCCAACGAGAAATACCGTGGCATCTACATATACGGCGATGTTCGCATCGAGGGTGGCATACCGACCATCATTGATGATACCCTGTGGTACAAGGTACAGGAGGCACTTCGAGTGAAAAAACTGAAAAGAAACGGCCGACATCGCCCCGGCGATGAGGACTACCTCTTGACCGGGAAGTTGCGGTGCGGGAAGTGCGGCGGCTACATGATCGGGATGTCCGGCAGGTCAAAAACTGGAGAAATCCATTACTATTACACTTGTCAGAATAGGCGTGTCGGGCGCACCTGTGACAAGAAGAACATCCGCCGGGATGTTATCGAGCCAGCGGTAGCACAGGCCATCAAGGATTACTGTCTGACCGATGATGCCATCGAATGGATTGCCGATAAAACTGTGGAATACTGGGAGAAGGCAGACAGGAATCTCCAGCTTGATTCCATCGAGGGCGATCTGGCAGCCGTGCAGTCGTCTATCTCAAACGTGATGAAAGCCATTGAGATGGGTGTGGTCACAGAAACGACCCGTGACAGGCTCATAGAATTGGAAAAGCAGCGCACCGACTTGAAGTCAAAGCTGGCGCTTGCCAAAGAGGAAGTTGTCCATGTTGACCGTAAGAAGCTGATTTCCAGCCTGCTGCTTTTCAGAAATGGCAACATTCATGACCGTCAATATCAGGAAGACCTTTTCAAGACATTCCTGATATCCGTGTATGTCTACGATGACGATGACAATGGGCACTTAAAGATTGTATTTAACGCTTTCGGAGATAACAACACCGTTGATTTGCCTATTGATTTTGGTGAAACTGACAATCAATCAGGATTTTCCGATGGAGCGGAAAAGTTCGATTATGCTCTCCATCGGTCAACCAGACTAAAGCCATCTGAGGAAGTTCAGGTGGCTTTTCTGTTTATATCATTCCGAACCACAGCCGCAAGGCCGT